ACGTCAGTTGGTCAAACCACCGCCAGACTTCCAATCCTCACGGTTTGCAGTCCTGCCCGTTTGAATCCGCCGCCCGGCCCCCCTAGAGTCGAGGTGCCGGGCAGATTTCTAGCGGAGAGGGCGGGATTATCCCCCTTGTATACCTTGTGAACATCCGTACACTGCCCAAAAACAGGAGGCAGTACGATGACGCTGCGGGAGATTCTGAGCCGATACGCGATCCTTCAAAATCTGACCGACCGCACAGTGACGCTTTACGGTCACACGCTGGACCGATTCGCCGAGTACGTGGGCCACGAGCCAACGGTCGACGACCTCGATGATTTGGTTGTGGCCGGATTCCTACGGTGGCGAGCAGCCACGCCCAGGAAGCGTGGGAAGCCGTCTGCGGCCTCTGTAGCCAAGGACAAGAGCCAACTGACAGCCCTCGCCAACTGGGCCGCCAAGAAGCGGCTGAAGCGGTCAGACGGCGAGCTTGTGGAGTTTCTGTCCCTGCCTCGGATGCGAAAGGTACGCCACGCGCCGCAGGCGTACACGGCGGACGAAGTGGCGAGGATGATCCGGCTAGCGAAACAGCGTATTGGCTCCATCGACGGCAAGCCTGCCGCCTGGTGGTGGAGCACGCTTATCTACGCCGCCTGGTGCAGCGGCGAGCGTATCGGTGCCCTGCTTGAGTTGCGGTGGCAGGACGTTGATCTCGACGGGCAGTCGCTCTTGTTTCGTGCAGAGACACGCAAGGGCCGGTGCGCCGACATTCAGCGTGCGATCACGCCGGACCTAGCCGCCATGCTGCGAGTGCGGGCCGGCGAGCCGGATGCCTTAGTCTGGCGGTGGGATCGTGCATACCACTCGCTCTGGCCTAGCCTGCGTCTTTTATGCCGCCGGGCCGGCGTGCGAGGGACGGGATTCCACCGGCTGCGAAAGTCGTCAGCCAGCTACGTCGCCTTGGGCGGCGGCGACGCTACCGAGCACCTCGGGCACGCCTCGCCAGAGATGACACGGCAGCACTACCTAGACCCGAGGATCACGCAGGCCAAGCGGGCGCTGGACTACCTACCGAAACTCGACCTCACCGACCGACCGCCCCTTGACGCCCCTGGTCAACTACCGCCAGACGACAGCCCCAAGCCGAGGTAACGCCATGGACGACCTCCCCACCCGCCTGCGCCGCTGGACGCACGACGTCGACGCCATCCCTGCGAGCGATCTCATGGACGAGGCGGCTGACGCCATAGAGAAGCTTCGCCGCCGTGTTACGGACCCCATGCCCGTGTTCGTCTCTGGCAGAGGAAACGTAACACCCGCCGCATATCACGAAAACGACGAAAAACGTGCAGTATGTGATACGAAAAGTTTGCTCACCGACGCAGAGCGGGAGGCGGTGGAGTGGGCGGCGTTTGAGTTCGACGCCGTGCGGCCAGACAACGGTCGGGCCGCCGAGCGAGCCGCCACCCTGCGCGGCCTGCTTGAGCGGATGGGAGGCGGGCGATGAGTGACGAGAAGAACAGTGCCGAGCCGTCCGCTGCGTCCGCTGGTTATCCAATGCGAGGAAAGGAAACTATGAGCGACGAACAAGTACCGATGGTCGGTGGCCCGAAGGACGGCGAGACTTATCGCTGGACGACGGCCCGTGCCCTGCTCATCCCTGACGCCAAAGACATGAAGCAGAAGGTCACTGCGGATGGGGTGGTGACGATCTTCGGCGAACACACCTACGAGTTGAACTGCTGGGTTCGGGACGGCAAGGCGACGTATCGCTGGGATTACGTTGGGTACAAGCCGCCGCAGTGATGTGGAGAACATGCAAGATCAACAGCGGCGAACACAGGAGAGAGACATGGCGCAGGATACGAATGAGCGGTCTGTTGCATCGGCTGGTTCTGTGAGCGAACCAGCGGCTTGGGGCGTGATGCGCGTCGGCGGTGGCTGGCGGTGCATCGTTGACAACGAAAGGCAGGCAGCGTCTCTCTGCAAGGGCTGGGACAGGGCCGAGAACTGGGTGCATGAGGCCATCCCGCTCTACCGCTCGCCAACGCTGACAGACGCGGAGCGCGGGGCGATTGCGTATTTCGCCTCGATCGACGGGCCGCAGTATCTCCCACGGGCAACTGATGAAGCCGCCACGCTCCGTTTGCTGCTGGAGCGGATGAAGTGACACAGAACACGCAGGATAAGCGGCGGCCCAGCCGTCCGCTTCATCCGCTGGTTCTGTGAGCGTAGAGGAGAGACATGAGTGACATAGTTTTCGACCGGATGCTCTTTGACTACATGGAGACGATTGCCGCTCTACGCCACGACGCCGAACGGCTTCGGATCACGGAGGCCGAGCGAGACGCGATTTCATGGGCATCCAAGACGCTGTGCGTTGGCTGGAACGACCTAAAGCCAAAGGACAGGGACCGCAGCAGGATGGCGGCAGCCACGCTGGAGAGCCTGCTGGAGCGGATCGGTTAGCCACAGAACGGCTTCATTGAGCAGCCCGAGAAAGGACGTTGATATGACACAGGACGCTGACGGGCCTGCTCCAATGCTTGGTTCTGTGGCGAACCATTCGGCTTTTCAGAATAGTTGGATTCAAGTAATCGAGCGGCTTCCTGAGCCGATTGAACAGGACTTTGTTGGCGAGCGGAGCATCCGGGTGTTGGCTTGGAGCAAATCGAACGGCTTGGATACGGCGTGGTTCTATCGCGACGATCAGTACGGCGATCGATGGGGATGGGAATGCACGACCGACCCCACCCACTGGATGCCGCTCCCGGCCCCGCCAGAGACGAGCAAGTAGCCACAGAACCAGTGATTACCCAGCCCGGATAATCGCGTTATCGCAGCGGCTTCTAGAGCATCGCATCCCCATCCGCAAACAACGCCTGCCGCGCCTCCTGCCGGGCCGCCAGCACGGCCACCTTCTCGGCGGTCCCAGGCTTCGCCGCCACCCGCTCGGGCGGCGTCATGAAGACTTCGATGTCGTCGCCAAGCGTCGACGCCTGGTACTCGACCTCGCGGACAGTGTCGAGGACGAGCGTGTGATCGCCCGCACGGGCACGGTCGCACAGTTCGCCCTGCCCGCCGGTCTCGGGACGGTACATCAACTCGATGCACCACGTGACACGAGCACCGATCCTCGCCAGCTTCGTCAGAAACTTTCGCAGCGGCGGACTGAGCCGCTCGGGCATACGCCGACGCTTCCCCTTCGCCGGGGGCAACTCGTCATCCGCGAAGAAATGCCGCTGGACGTCGCCCATGCGGGCGAGTGTCGCAGCATCGTCAAGTTTTGCGGGCTTCTCGGATCGCCGACCGGAGCCACGTGCGATTCGCCGGCGAGTCAAACCAGAGCCGGGCGAACTGCTCGACTGCCGCCTGCCCGACGGAGTCGTATAGCGTCCGCAGCTGCGGGCTGTCGCCCCACATGGCCTCGACGTCTTCTCGCACCTTGGCGATGAGCACTTTCGCGTCACGCACGGCCTCGTACTGCGAGTGCGGCTGATCTCTGGCAAGCTTCGTCCAGTGGTCGGCGGGCCAGCACCGAGCCGTCGCATCGACGAACTCGTCAAACGCCCGGCCGGCTGCGACCGCTCGAGGCCCGACGGTCGCCCGTAGCCGGTCACGTAGCACCGGCAGCAGACCGGCCGGCGCGGCGCTCACCGTGCCGCCTCGCCCGCAGGCGCAGTGCGGCCAGCAGGCGCGAGCGCCGCGCCGGACGGACGTTTGCATTGGCACGACGCCGGGCACGGGCACGGCGTCCGGTGCCCGTCGCCATGGACGATGTAGCCCTTGCCGCCGCAGTCGCTGCAGCAGCCGGGCCGCGGCTCGGGGGCGGGTGCAGGTGCGGTCTCGGGCGCGAACGCCGCATAGGCCACGGCAACGGCCGCAGACGCCCGTGGAGCCTCGCGGTCGATGGCGGCCGGGTCGCTGGAGAGCCAGACGAGAAAGGCGACGATGGCGTCACGCATGTCACCAGCCCTCCCCGTGGTGCAAGACCTTATTGCCGTGCTCATCGACGCGAGCATGGACGACGTGATGCGCCTGAGTCGGCGGCGGATCAGCAAAGGCGACGACCCACAATCCGATCTTGGCGACCTTGGCCAGGAATCGCAGCACGGGCCGCTCGGGGGCGGGCTTCACGGGCGAGATCGGCGACGTGGCGGCGAACCAGCCGAGGGCGAGCCCGAGGATGCCAGCGATCACCAGTGGGCGTAGGTCACGCTGCGGCGTGGCCGAGGCGGCGGCGTCAGACATGGCTAGAGTCCCTCCACATTTCCAGGCCGTAGACCAAGAGGACGGCACCGAGCACCGATCCCACGAGCCCGGCCGGGCCTTCGCCGAACGGCAGTCCGCCGATGACGCTGCCAGCGATGCCCACGGCGATCGTCGGCACCCAGCCGTGCTTCACCTTGCCGGGCATCAGTGCTTTGGCGATGCCGCCGACGATGGCACCGAATACGCACCACGAGACGAGCGAGATCATGCGTCCTCCTAGAGTCCGAGCTTGAATAGGTCGGCCACGAGCCGGGCCGTGTGCGGGCGGGCAACCTGACTCTCGACGGGGGCAGGCTGGAGCCAGCCTCCGTGGTCGAGGTCGCGATATGCGAATCCGTTGACGCCACCGATGGCGAACGAATCCTGGCCGGCGAGCATGACGTTGACCGTTTCGCGGCTCACCCAGAACGAGCCGTCGGGCTGATCAGCGGGCCACTTCGGGCCTGCGTTGAACACGCCCCACGAGTTGATACAGAGCAGCCCGTCACGCTTGCCTTCGTTGGCGGCGTAGCGGACGGCGATGAAACACATGCAGTGCGCCCAGCTGCCTTGGCGGGCTGCAAACCCATCAGCGTCACGCTGCGAAGAGAATCCGACGCCCGAGCACACCGGCACTGGGTAGCCGCTCTCGATGCTCGCAGCCGCCTCGTCGAACGACCGCACAAGGGCGACGTTCTTTGCCGTGTGTTTGTTGGCGAGCCGCGCCAGGGCGAGCCCATTGGCACCGCCACCGCAGAGCAGATTGCCCCACTCCTTCGCACGCTGCGGACTGTACGTCGTGAGATCCACGCCGTTGTATTGCTGGCGAAACAGGATGCCGCCGACGGTCGGGTCTTTGCACTTACCCGAGACCCAGCGGGCAGCGGCCCCGCCATACGAGCCGTCGCTGTAGCCGGCCGCCGTCACCGGCGGCAGCCGGCCAGCGGTCCTTGAGCCTGAATACAGCGGCTCGGTGGCGACGAGCTTGGGCGGCTCGGCTAGTTCGCCATTGGCCCAGTCGGTGCATTGCCCGACATAGCTGCCCATGGCCCATCCGAACGACACGCAGTCACCGATACCCTGTTTCCACGGGCCGAACGGCTTGCCGTAGACTTGGCGGTGGGCCTTGTCGGCGTAGCGGTAGAGAAACGTGTCCTTGCCTTTTGCGTTCTTGATGACGTCCTTGGCGGCGTCAGAGAAGAGCGGCTGGTCGAGCTCCGCGAGAAACCGCTGCGTACCCTCGGGATCGGGCGTGTAGCCGAACCGCCCCTCAAGAGCATCCGCCGCTCGGTGCGTGGCCCGCTCCACGAGCGCACCCAAGATCGCCATTGCGACCACGAAGGCCACGGCAGACCACGACCAGCGGGCGGCTCTGCTCACCGGGACGCCTCCGCACACGCATCCGAGAGATCACGAAACGCCGAGACCCACGCCCGCCGGCTCTCGGGCGTGACCGGCCCGCCCGAGGTGCCGACGGCCTGGTCGAGGAACGTGTGCACGGCGTCACGCACGGCGGGCTGCCGGGCACCGAGCGACTCGCCACGCATCCGGGCCTCGCGGGCGGCGATCCGCAGATCGTCGAACGCCACGCCGGTCTTCAGCCGTGGCTCGGCCAGCGTGCCGTCACGCTCGATGCAATCGGCTAGCTCGGCGAGCAACGCCGAGAGCATCGCGGCGTCAGCCGCCGCCGTCGGGCCGGTGAACTTCGCCCGCAGCGAGAAGGCATCAGGCGGCACGGGCACCGGGGCGGGGGGCGTTCTTGCAGGCCGGTAGGCGTAGCTGACGAGAGCGGCCAGCACGAGGGCAGCCGCCGCGGCGTGCTTCGGGTCGATCGGATTCTTGGCGAGCCACGCCTTGATCTTCTCGGTGGTCTGCGTGCCGAAGAACAGATAGGCCGCAGCCAGCAACATCACGACCGAGATCATGCGGTGGCCCTCACCATGCGTAGAAGGATTTCGACGGTGCCGCTGGCGATTGCCAGGACGAGAGCCCGAATGGCCGGGCGGATCAGCACGTAGAGCGGCCATGCCACGAGCGGCACGCACCGATCGCCGAGCGTGTCGAAGAGCGCCGCCGCCGCCTCCATGGCGAGCTCTTTTTTCTGCACGCCCGTCAGCGTGGTGACGGTGTCGAGCGTCTGCACGGCGACACGCAGAAGCCCGGCGAGTAACTCGCCGAACTCGACCCACGTGAGACCGTCGCTCGCCTTAGCCTTCGCCACGACGAGATATGCAGACACCTTCTGCCCGATGTCGGCAAACGCAGTAGCGGCGGCGATCGGTGCGTCGGCGATCATGCCGCCAGACTAGGGCGGCTGGGTGGGCTACCTCACCGGGTCTGCCGACTCCTCGCCGACATCCGCTTGGGATCGGCATCAGTCCAAAACAGCCGACGCTGTCCGTCAGGTATTTTGGCGTGCTTCCGGTGGTTATCTGTTGCCCACATCGGACGAAGATTGGAGTAGTGGAAGGCGATTTTCTGCTGGTCAGTGTCAGTCAAGTCGAACGCACTGCATGGGATAATGTGGTCAATATGCCAAAGCCGCCTGTTGTCCCACGACATACCAGGGAGAAACTGGCGTTCAATGTGCGAGACCAACTCTGCCACAGAACACCCAGACACTTCAGCCAAAGAACATTGCTTGCTAGCTCCGGCGCGCTTGATCGCGCCGTTGACTCGTCGCCTCAACCTGTCTGCCACCAAGAATGACGGGTCAGACAAACGCTTGTGTCGCATGTAGGCCGCAAGCGACTCTCGCCTGGCTATCCGCCTAGACTTGTCTTTCTCCCTGTTTCTAAGGTAGCTGGCTCGCCGAATCGCCTTAGCACGCTCTGGATTTTCTGATTCACGCGCCCGACGCCTGGCGTTGATCTTCGCCCTGTTTTGTTTTGCGTATTCGCAGACATTGGCAATGATCGCATCTCGGTTGCGAACATAGTGATTGCGATTCCTTTGACGCAGAGAATCTTTGTGACGCTCTCTAAAACGAGCGTTAGCCTCGCGGGCCTTCTCGGGGTGCTTAGCACGAAACTTCCGCATCCATTCACGGTGATACGCCAAACGCTTCGCTCGTTGCTCTGGCGTTTCGTTTGCGTGCCGCTTGATAGAGCGAGTAGAGTCGGACATAGCCATCTCTCCTATTTGCGTAGGCGTGGTGGTCAGAGCCCTGGCGTCCGTATCAGCGTTCGCCAGGGCTCGCTATTTATAACCCCCACAAGGCAGGATCACAAGCGTTCAGAGTTAGGTGCCTTGCAGCCCTCACTCCGCAGCGTCCCTGCATTCAGTTCCGGCCACAGTTCGTGCGAGTGGATTGCCGCCAGAAGCCCCCACGCAGCGTGCCCAAGATGCGGCTCGCTGCGGTCGCCACCGAGAAACTGGTAGATGTGTGCCAGGACGTGATTCAGAAGATCATGCACCGGCATCCCCTTTTCCCAGTTCCAATCGCCGTACTTAGAAGCACCTTCCGCACACGCGCGGGCAACTTCTCGCAGTCC